ACACGATTGGCGGTACGTCGTTCTCTGTTGCTACCCCTTATTTGCAGTTGCACACTGGTGATCCCGGTGAGGACGGCACCGCTAGCGTTGCTGGCGAGACGACCCGTCAAGCCGCCACCTTCGGTGCGGCCTCTGGTGGTTCGATGACGACCACGGCGAATGTGACTTGGACGAACGTGTCCACCACCGAAACCGTGTCGCACTGGTCTGCTTGGGATGCCGCCACTGCTGGTAACTGTCTGTGGACCGGCGCTCTGACAAGTTCCGCTTCGTTGGAGGCGGGGGATACGTTCCAGATTACCAGCCTGACTTTGACGTTGGACTGAGGAATAGCGGATGGCTACTAATTTTCCTGCCAGTCTGGACACGTTGACGAATCCGACCAGTTCGGATTCGCTAAGTTCGCCCAGCCATAGTGCGCAACATGCGAATGTGAACGATGCTGTTGAGGCCCTTCAGGCGAAGGTGGGGGCGGATTCTTCGGCGGTTACGTCGTCGTTGGATTATAAGGTTGCCCAGTTGGAGGCTTTGGGTACGGCTGTTGCGTTCACGCCGTCATGGACAAACTTCACGCCGGGAAATGCCGTTGAGTCATGGCATTACGTTCGGGTCAACAACCTGCTCTACTTTGGAGGCGTAACGATTCTCGGAACCACTTCCAGCGTGACTGGATTTATGGAGATGGACTTTCCAGTCGGTACTCAGGTTTCAACCGACGGCGCACCTGCCGGTCAGGCCAGTTACGGAATGACTGGCTTGGCCGCTTATGGACAACTTGATCAACAAGCAAGCGACCTTCGATTTTTTGTAAGCACCGCAGGCTCAACCTACGTTCAACAAGCGCTAACCTCTGCAACGGTTCCCGCCACTTGGACATCCACAAACTCAATCCGCGCTTGGGGAGTAGTAGCGATCTCATGATTACAGCAACCTGCACCACCAACGACTGCCGTTGGCATAATGTTCCTCGCAACGTGTTGGGCGAGCCTGACACCGTGAAGTGCGGTGCTTGCGGCGAACCGACCGCTGTCAGCGATCCACGGCCCGACCCGCCTATGCCTGAGGAGGTTTACTGATGGCTACCAATTTTCCGTCGTCGTTGGATTCGTTCACGAATCCAACCGCAGTAGACACTCTTGATAGTCCGCCGCATGACACCCAACATGCTGACGCTAATGATGCTATTGAGGCGTTGGAAGCCAAGGTTGGTGTTGATGGTTCGGCTGTCACCACTTCTCATGAGTATCGGATCAACTCCATTGAGGAGTTGAACACCAACGCTCAGGTTGGAACCACCTATACGTTGGCGTTGACAGATGACGGCAAGGTTGTCGAAATGAACAACGCCTCAGCGAACACGTTGACTGTTCCGCCGAACTCGTCCGTTGCCTTTCCCGTCGGTTCACAAATTCTGGTTCTTCAGACTGGTGCTGGTCAGACGACGTTGGCGGCTGGTGCTGGCGTGACCGTGAACTCTAAGGACGGCAACCTGAAGTTGTCGGCTCAGTGGTGTGCGGCGACGTTGATCAAGCGTGCCACTGATGTGTGGGTGGTTGTTGGCGATTTGAGCGCCTGATGCGTCTGTCTACTACTGCGGGTGTCGCTGGTCAAGCGGGCAATCCCTACGGTATTGCTACTGGTGGTTCTTCTTCAACTATTACGGTTGACGGAATTGAATACACTCTGCTCACGTTCACTTCTACGCAAACAATGACTGTCACGAAGCCGGGATTGTTTGATGTGCTGTTGTTGGGTGGCGGTTCTGGTGGTGGAGGTTTGGGCGGTGCAGGCGGTGCAGGCGGTGGTGCTGGTGGGCTTGTCGGTTTCGACACGTTGGAAACGCTGCAATTATCCGCTGGAGGCATTACGGTTACGGTTGGCGGTGGCGGAAGTGCCGGGGGCTATGGCACTAGTGGCGGCACTGGGACAGATTCAACGCTAAGTACGTTGACCGCCCTTGCTGGTGGTCGTGGTGGTAGCGGTTCCGCTGCTGGTGCTACTGGTGGATGTGGCGGCGGGTCTGGTGGCAGAAGCACAACGCAGGCTGCTGGGTCGCAAGGAGGTAACGGCGGCAAAGGTGTTGGTGCAGTCCACTACGCAGGCGGTGGCGGCGGTGGTGTTAGCGCAAATGGTGGTAACGCTTCTGGTTACACTGGTGGTGCGGGCGGTGCGGGCTTGAACTTGTTGTCGTGGGTTGGTTCGTCTGTAACCCGTGGTGGCGGTGGTGGCGGTGCCGCAGGTTATGCCGATGTTCATGGCGGAGGTGCTGGTAGCCCCGGTTCTGGCGGTGCTGGTGGCGGTGGTCGTGGCGGGTATCAGTATCCTAGTGCTGACGGAAACGGTGTTTCTGGTTCAGCGAATTATGGTGCTGGTGGCGGCGGGGGTACTTACGTCGGATCATCAACTTCTAATGGTGGTGCGGGCGGATCGGGTATTGTTTATGTGAGGTTTGTGAACTGATGGCTCATTTTGCGCAAGTTGACACAAACAATATTGTTGTTCAAGTGCTTGTTGTCCCCGATGAGCAAGAGCATCGTGGTGAAGATTATTTGGTTGATGATTGTGGTTTGGACGGTGTTTGGTTGCAAACTTCTTACAATACGGTCGGCGGACAACATTTGAATGGCGGAACGGCTTTTCGTAAGAATTATGCGGGTGTTGGTTACACTTACGATGAGGGCCGTGATGCTTTTATCCCACCCCAGCCGTTCCCATCATGGGTGCTGAACGAAACAACCTGCCAGTGGGATGCCCCCGTCCCCTATCCCGATGACGGACAGCCGTATGAGTGGGATGAGGACACTGTTAGTTGGGTGCAGATCGAACTAGGTGATTGATCATGTCGTTGATTTACGACGACACCTACGGATATGACACCGCAAACATCACGTTTGAGGGTGTCGGCCCAATCAACAACGCCTATACGGACCCGAACATTGCGTACCGATCTACGACTGCCTCGTATCAAGGTGCAGTAGTCAAGCAAGAAACTGCTAGCGGTTCAGGTGCAGGCGGATCATCTGTCACCTATACGACGGTTGATGTGTCCGCTATTTACCGTGGCTACAGGAACCATTACACCGCATACCGCCAGTCCGACGTTCTATATACAGGCGAGAAGGGTGCCGCCGCCGTAGGCTCTGGCACCTCCACTGGTTCGGCTGTTGGTGTCAACATTATTCCCCGTACGGCTACTGGCACTGGTGGTGCCACGGCTGGTGACACTGCTACTGGTTTGCGTACCGCTGTCGATGCGGCCACAGGAGCAGGTGCAGGTTCTCAGACTGCAATCGGGTTGCGTACCGCTATAGAGACTGGTTCTGGTTCGGGTGTTGGGACACATACGATTGTGTCTGCCAAGGCTTCGTTGCGCCAATCAACTAGCGCAGGTGTGGGCGGTTCGTCTGTGGATGCCTTTACGACGACGTTCAAGACCGCAACCTCCGCAGGGGTCGGGTCGTTGGATGTGGCGTTGTGGAAGAACGCAGGCAAATCTTTGGATTTGCTGGTTGTCTTGCCCCCGAAGTGGTCTAAGCGGAAGCCGTATACTGTACCGCAATAACTTTCTATGGAACTAAACGAATTGTTGTTGGAACGTGAATGGCGTTCCTGCAAAGGTGGCGACACCCCCGATGAACAAGTCCAAGGGTTCTTCTATTTTTGTGAGAACTACTGGTTTATCCGACACCCTGAACGGGGTCGGATATTGTTTGAGTTGCGTGAAGCCCAACAGCAAACCATTGAAGCGTGGCACAACAATCGTTACAACATTGTGCTGAAGGCCCGTCAGATCGGGTTTTCTACGTTGGCGGCGGCATACGCTTTCTGGCTGGTGTTCTTCTGGCCCGACCGTTTCATTGTCATGTTGAGTCGGACGGAGCGTGAGGCCGCCAAACTATTGCAAAAATCTAAGTATGGATATCGTTGGCTACCGCAATGGATGAAAGAACGTGGCCCGTCGCAGATCACGGATCACCAGTTGAAGATGGTGTTTGATAACGAATCGGCTGTCGAATCATTACCGTCCAGTAATGATCCTGCCCGTGGCGAATCAGTGTATCTGGTGATCGTGGATGAGATGGCGTTCTTGCCGAATTCGGAGGAGGCGTGGGCTTCTATTGAGCCGATTGCTGATGTCGGCGGACGAATCATTACGTTGTCTACCGCTAACGGGTCGGGCAACTTTTTTCATCAGATGTGGGTTGGTTCGCAGACTGGCACTAACTTATTCAGCGGATTATTTTTTCCGTGGTCTGCTGGTGACCGTGATGAAGCATGGTATGAGGTCAAGCAACGGACGACTCCGTTGTGGCAGTTGCATCAGGAGTATCCTAGGTCGCCGGAGGAAGCGTTTATCAAGTCGGGTAACCCTGTCTTTGATATTGATGCGTTGAACGACATGCCGGTGCAAGCACCGGATGTCGGAGATCTGAAGTATAGCGATACGGAATACGCAGAGTTTATTCCGTCCCCGACCGGTGAGGGGCCGTTCAGCATGTGGGAAGAACCCACAGATGACGGGGTGTATGTGATTGGTGCTGACGTTGCCGAAGGGTTGTCGCATGGCGACTACAGTTCCGCCCATGTTGTTGATGCAGAGACAGGTGTTGTAGTCGCCCACTATCATGGTCATATCGCACCGGATTTGTTTGGTGTGATGTTGGCAGAGTTGGGGTGGATGTATAACTCTGCGTTGATTGGTGTCGAATCAAACAACCACGGTCTGACTACCCTGAAGTCCCTTCAGGGTTATGGGTATAAGAATATTTATCGGCAACGTAAGTTGGGTGTGGTGCGGCCTACGCCGACGGATACGTTGGGGTGGCGCACCACCAGTAGCACGAAGCCGTTGATGATTGACGAGTTGTCTGCGGCGTTGCGTGACGAACAGATTGTTGTGTTGTGCCAGTTGACTATTGGGGAGTTGCGGACGTATGTTCGTAAGGAGAACGGTAGGATGTCTGGGTCTCCGCATGATGACCGTGTGATCTCGTTGGCTTTGGCAAATCAGATGTTGAAGTATGTGTATTTGCCTGAGTATATGCCAGATCGCACTCCGCCCAAAAACAGTTTGATGTGGTGGGAACAGTTTATTTCCCGTGAGGAACCTCCGGGTAGGGTGCCGATCGGGTCTCATAATGTGCGGAAAGCCGCACAAATCTGATTTAGAACGGACGATACATTTGTAATGGGTACTCTTATTTGTGAAAACTGTGGCCGAACGTTCACGTTTGATGTGGTTCCTCGTCGGGGGGCTATTTGTTTCGGTTGTCATGTGAAGTCGGTGAACCTTGGATTTACTTATGGTAGGGACAACTTTCATGGTCCGACCCTCAGGGAACGGGAACGTGATATCTTGGGCAACGCTGAGGCTAATGGCGTGGTGCCGGAACGTGTGAATTGATTTGCCATGTCGTCTTGGTTGCAGATCGTGTTGGCTGTCTTGGCTCCTAGTGGGATTATTGCTACCCTGATTGAAAAGACACGACGGGAAAACAACAAGGATCATGCTCGCAACAGTCAACTGTTGCAACAGATCGACACTAAGGTTGATAAGATTGATGGCCGGTTGGATGACCACATTGAGTGGCACCTAGACAGGGAGAAGTAATATGGATTATCGTGAGTCGGTTCGTCGGGCGGTTGCTACGTTTGTTGCTGGTGCTACTGCGGCACCGTTGACTGCCGCCGTGTTTGATGTGTCGTTCTTCAAGGCGGCGGCAATCGCTGGTGCGATTGCCGTATGGAATTTGGCTGGCCGCATGGCCCAGTCTTGGCTGGCTTCCTGATGGCACGCCCCAGTAACAACGAGATACTTGGTAAGTATCGGAAGAAGATCACCCAGTCTAAGCGGTGGCGGCGTGAAGAAGCCTACGATGATACTTGGCGACGGCTGGTGGACTTGTATCGTGGACGGCACTATGATTATTATACGGAGGAGGACCGGATTCTGGTCAACCTTGCGTTTTCTACGGTGAATGTTATTTCGCCGTCGATTGCTGTCAACTATCCGAAGATTACGGTGAACGCTGTTGACCCGGATAATGCGGCTCAGGCTGTTATTGCTGAGGCGGTGGTGAACTATTGGTGGCGTAACCGTAACTTCAAACAGCATTTCCGTCGGGCCGTCAAAGACTTTCTGATTTTTGGTCACGGCTGGTTGAAGGTTGGCTACAGGTATGTTGAGGAGGAACGTGTTGGCGACTTTGAAGATGTGTCGGATGCTGATGTTGAGGAGAATGTCGCTAGTACGACTTTGGTTATCACAAAGGATGAGCCGTTCGTAGAACGTGTCTCCCCGTTCGATGTGTTCATTGACCCGGATGCGACCAGCATGGATGATGCCAAGTGGATTTGTCACCGTGTTCGTCGCACATTGAACGATGTCCGTACAGACAAACGGTACGCCAAGGCGGTGCGTGACACGGTGGATGCCGTGTCATACGCCCGCTACACGGATGATCCGTCGTCCCGCAAGGTTCACGACAAGGACGAGGGCTATGCGGATGTTTACGAGTTTTATGATTTGAAGAACAACACGGTGTCCGTGTTCGCTGATGCCGGTGACGGATTCTTGATCAAACCGAAGAAGATGCCGTATGCGTTCGGTCATCCGTTTGTGATGATCCGCAACTATGATGTGCCTGATCATTTCTATCCGATTGGGGATTTGGAAGCGATTGAGCCGATGCAACGGGAATTGAATGAGACCCGTACCCA